GATACGGATAATCTACTTTTGCTTTTTCAGGAGTTTCTTTTACAACTTCCCAAAGTTCTTCTCCTGCTACAATACCATCAGGTCGATAAACTTTTGCTTCCCACATTGCTTTTATAACTTCATCACTTCGGTCAGCAACAAGCATTTCGTTAACATCTTTTAAGGGTAATGTTGCAATTTTACATTTACCTACTGTAAATAACTCTGCAACTTTTTGAGCTGCCTCAAAGCCGTGTTTATCTTGATCAAAAAATAAAACTATTGTTTCGTATGTTTCTAAAAATTCTAATTGTTTTTTAATAGATTTAACTGCACCATTAACTCCATTAGGAATACCAACAACAGGATATTTGTGGTTAAAGATTTGAGATAAACTAATTGTGTCAATCTCTCCTTCACATATACAAATAATTTTACCATTTCCATTCCATTTTTCTTGTCCATATAAACCTGCTTCATTTATATTTCCAATTGTATGAAAGTTTTTATCTTTATCTCTAATTTTTTGAAAAACTAAATTTTTACTTTTGTCGTAATAATTTGCTATCTGAATCGTCTTGTCAGCTTGTTGCCCCACACTATAAGACCATAGTTCACAGCTTTCAAGAGTGAGTTTTCGTTTAGGAAGACTTTTTGGAATTCCTTCTTCGAAATTACTTGTAACATTCTCCACTCGAACCTTCCTTTCCAAATTATCAATTCCTTTAGGGTGCGTATAAGTATTACAGCTGAAACAAAAACAATGCCCATCACTATAAAGACTATTTGCGTCGCTACTACCACACTTCTCACAAGGTAGATGACTAATAAATTCATTTTCGTTATGTCCTTCCATTTCTTATCCAACTTTCGGGTATTAATTTTTCACAATATTTAAAATTATTTTTATTACACCAATCGGCGTATGTAGTTTTTGATCCTTTGTAAATTTTATTCCTTGCGTTACCAAATAAAAAACGAATATCTAAATTTGGATATTGTTGTTTTATAAATAAATGTTTTTGTCTATCTTCTCTTTTAAAATGACCTTTTATTTCTATGATAACTTCGTTATCTAAAATTACATCAGGAGTATATTTTTGTACTTTGCTAGGTTTGAGGAAAGATATTACACGACTTTCATAAGAAAAATTTACATCTCTCTTTTGTAAATCATTGCAAACACTTTCCTCTAAACCTGATCGGTATTTAGAAGTCTTCAGCTGTCGCTTGTACTTCTTCATTACCGCCACTCATTTCTGGCTTTATTTCAAAACCATCTTCGGAGGAAAATCCAAATTGTTCTTCGGCTTGTTCTCCGCTTCCATTCTTACCTTCAACCAGTTCAATTATTTGAACCGCTTTAAGACGAAGACTAACTCCAGTACCAAGCATATTAGTATGGTAAGGAATTACCTGAAAAGCGACCTTCATTGTTGTACCGCTATAAACCGATAAATGTTTTGTTATCGGTTGACCTTTAGCGTCAAATATCTTTGGACGTTGTTCAAAGTCAGCACCGCTTTGTGGTTTTACTTTCGCCTTTAACTTAAATGTAAATTCAACTGATTTATCTTTAAGCACTTTGTAAGGTTTGTATGGAGATATTTTATTTTTACCATTTTTCTTTGCAGTTTCTTCAATTGTAGAGTCAATTAACTTTACAATTTCACTTGCTTGGATTTTTGGTAAAACAAGTTTAGTTCTATACAATCCGTCCTTATCGAATTTCGTATCAGGCGAAAATAAATAAGGATAATTTGCTTTTCCTTCACTTGTTGTGTGTGTTTTTATGACTTGTTTGTTCATAAGTAGTACCTCCAAGAGTACCCTACATATCGTTATCCTTTACAACTTCACAAAGAGTACCTATAAATTGATATTTAGTATTATTAAAAATTATTTCGTGTTTATTAATATCTTCGTGAAAAATAGTTTTAGGTCTTACATCACAACTATTAACTTCAAATGAATATAAATGTAATTTACTTTCTATTGTGAAAGTTTCTGAAAATGGAAGAAGTAATAAAGTTAAAACAAATTTCAAAAATTAAGCCACTCAATATATTTTTCTTCTTCGTTAACTTGTATATTGTTAGAATAATTTCCAATTTGTTTTGGATATAGGAAACCCCATATATTGTCGTCTAATTCTTTAAATTCGTAACCTGCGGACAATTCAACTTGTTTAGCTGCAAACAAAGTTTGTATATCAACTTCATATAATTCTCCTTTTAATCTATAAGGATTATTAGGATTTGTATAATAAACAAATGGAAAAGAATTTCCACCTGCACTACTCATTGCATAACCTTTAGATTTAGTTATGTACTCGCCTAAAAATTTTCCTGTTTTTAAAATAGAGTGTAAAGCACCATCACTTTTTAAAGTTCCATACACTAAAAGTTTTGTTGTCATAAATACCCTATTAATATAAATATCATTTAACTAAAAAAATACAAACTATTTTTTACTTCCTGAAGTTGCATTTGTCCTCTTTCTGGGGGTTTTGTCAGTTTTTCTTTAAATTTGTCAGGTAATTGTCGAGAAAAGTCTTCGTACAAGCTCGACAGGTAGTCAACTTCGAACATTCTCGACACGCAATCCCTTATAATACTATGTAAATCGTCCACTCTATTCGCAGTCGTAGCGAAGCTGTCGTGGATCATCATTAGATTTGGTATTGGATTTCCTGATAATTTACACTCTAAAGCTGTTGCTGCACAAATAGCTGAATCTAATGAATGCACTATATTTGGTGCTGATGAGGACACAAATTTCCTAGTGTCCTTTTTATCCATTTGTCTTCTTAATGTTGTATATACCAATGACCCTGCAATTGCAGTTTTAACTCTAAACTTTGCGAGATACCGATAGTCCATTACAACTGGGAAACCCATTGGGGTAGTCCATTTCATAGGAAGATTTGCTTGACCAAATAATTTTGCACAATCTTGAAACCACTTCATTAGTTCACTTGCTAATTTAATTTCTTTTTCTATGTGTCGCCACACTATTTCAGCTAACCACTTACAATCGTTAAAACCATCATCTTTAAGACATTTAGGTTTTTGACCTAGTTCAACTCGTTTTTTGTATTCATCAAAGATTTGTTGCCTAGCACCATAGGGTCTTAAACCATACACATAAGTCATAATATTTCTTTTAACTATTTGTCGAGAAATACCATATTGTAACCACCTGTTAGCTTCACGGCTGCCTTGTCCCGCAGCTTGCCTGACTTCTTCTTCTACTTTTGTCGATATGATTGTATATATATCTTGCGGTTTTTCACTCGGTACTACATTTACTTTATAACCTGTATCGTAGTCCCTAATTAAAATCGACAAAATTTGTAATCCTGAACAAGTAGCGTCAACACTAACGGGTAAATTGCACTCGTAGTCCTCTCCAATTTCAATTGCTTTTTTAATATGAAAACAGGTTTGTAAAAATTCCATAGGTTTATCAGCTTTCGACCAACCTATGCTATCCATAGGGTTTGTAGCCCAATCAACTATTTCTTTCTCCATTGATTTAGTAAATTCAAATCTTTCATCAAAAGTAATTTTATCATTTCCCCAAGTATTAGCTGCGTGAACATACAACCAATAAATACCTCGTTTGCCTAACCTTTCGCCATTTGCAAAACATATTAAAGATTTAATTTTTTGATCTGATTGATAATTATATGTAGTTCCAACTGAATATAATCTTCCTCTTGTATCTGCATTTATTACAAAATAAAATTGTTTGAAATCTTTATATTCGTTTGCAAGTTCTTTACTTGTAGCTGTACTTAATACTTTACTACTTCTTGCAACTTCATCTGCATAAACTCTAGTTAAATCTCTTTTATACTTGACAAGCACTTCTCGTGAAGGTTCAGGTTTATCTAGTTCAGATGGTCTTAAAACGTGCTTTGGCTTACCTTTAGAGTCGAGAAAACTTTCCTGTTGCGGGAATCCACCAAGCGTAGTTCCTTCTTCCCAAATTTGATTAAACACAGGTAAAATATTTTTATCAACCTGAAACGGAACGCTTTGTAAATAGTTAACTGCACCATAGAAATCTTTTAAATCATTATCTTTAAGTGTCGACAAATATCTATAATCGTGGGTTTTGACCAGCGGAGCTTTTGCTAAATATTCATTTATATAACCGCCTGAAAATGGCGTAGTCCAATCTCTAGGTTTCACTATCATTGGCTTGTGGTATGGAGATAATACGCTGCATTGGAAGTTACCTTCTTGTATCTTTTTCTCGACTTTAGGTTCAAGCACTAGGTAGTTTTGCGTCTTGTTTCTTGCAACCTTTAAGTTCTGAATCCTACAAACTCCTGTATATCTTATAACTAAATCTATCAGCTGTTGCCCAACTAATACTTGTTTAGACAAACCCCAGTTTTGATGTTGTATTTCATATTTTCTTAAAGTATGTGAAAAAACCTTTTTTCTATGAGTAACATTTTTAGTTCGGTTCATTAAATCTTTTAAAATTCGTGAGTGTAAATAAGGTAAGTTTTTTTTAAATACTCCACTTTGTTCTTCCAACTCTAACATTGCACCAATACTAATAGAAATTTGTAATAAAGATTTTTTTAAACTAATCCCATCAATAATTCCTTTTAATGCTATTAAAGATATTTTTTTAGGGTCATCTAAATCCCGAAGCGGTATAGCTGCGGTCTTTCTCGACCCTGATTGTGTAGAATTAAAGGATTGTGTAATGAATTGTTCAATCCCGCTGCTCAATGGTAGCAGCAGCTCTTTTTGGAGATAAATGTACGGCGGGGTTACACTTTGTCGACCCTTTTCTTCATTCTTTTTAATCTGTCTAGTGTATCTGTCTCGACCCAATCTGATCATATCTGCCTCTCGATCAAGTTCCATCTCACGAAGCATTTCTTGATTTATTTTGTCGACTTCAGATTCCATAAATAACTTAATTACATTGTCGAGTAATCTTTAATCCTTTTCACCTGCCATCATACTGGATCGCAGTTCCTCTTTTGTAGGGTGGTTATAAGATTGCGTCATTCTAATATCCTTATGTCCTACAACTAATTGAGCAACCTCAATACCTATTTTATTTCTTAACATTCTAGTTATTGAAGTATGCCGAAGGGCGTGAATAACAAACTCTTTCTCGCCACTCATTCCTATATATTTCCTAACTTTTGCCCAAGTCCACTCAACTGAAGAAATGGAGAAAGGAAATGGTTTAGCCAGATTTCTTTCTTTTCTCGACTTTAAAATTTTAGAAACTTTGCCAAAAATAGGCACAACTCTATCTTCATCATTTTTAGTTTTACTAAAATGAACGTACTCGAAGTTATCTGAAACATCATTCCAAGATAATTTTAATGCCTCGCTTAATCTACAACCAACCTCAATTAAAAAAATCCACAAATCAACTTTTTCTTTGTAACCAAGTTTTTTTGTAGCAATTAACAATTTATTTTCAATTTCCGAAGTAACAATTAATTTTCGTCTTCCATTAGATTTTTCGTATTCAACTATTGGAATACCCCAATTAAAAACAAAACCACGACAACCTTTAACATAAGTTATTAATTTTGATAAGGCAGCAAGTTTTCTATTTATAGTATCGTTAGAATATTTACGTTTAGTTTTTAAATGATATTTAAATTCTCTAATTGTTTCAGTAGAAACATCATTCATTAAATTATTTTTTCCATAAAATTTTGGAAAAACATTTGCGTTTCTTAAAGTGTTTTTTCTATCTTTTTGTGTAGACCAATAAAGAGTATCGCACTTATTAATTGCCTCTTTAACACTTATATTATTGTTCATAATTTCCTCCTATTATCCTAACAACGTAAGTAATTCTTTTTTAACAGATTGCCCCTTTTTTGTTAAGGACAAAGTTTTAATTTTTATAGCAACTTTTTGTTCAAATTTTTCTTTAACAAGTCCAAGACCACTTGTAGAAAGTATTCGTAAATGTGTATTAGCTTTATTTTTTGAAATATTAAAATAATCACAAACATCTAAATTTGTAATTTCTTCATTTATACAAACTAACGAAAATATACCAATTGTTAATAATTCTAAATTATCATTAATCTTTCTAAATTTTTTAACTAGAGATAAGATAAATGCAACACTTTCCATATTAGTAGCTGCAAATTGTACTTTTGTACTTTTATTCATTTTCCTTCCTTTTTGATGAGTAATCGTTTCGAATCAATACAACATTGAGGAGAAAATGTCAAAGTCGTTTTGCAATTGTTTTCTAGGTAAAATGTCAAAGTCGTTTCGCAATTGTACCAATGATGATAGTGAATTGAAAAAAATTTTTTTTCTTGATTTTTTAAAAAACCCATATTTTATGCGGTTTATTTGGCAGCTCAAAAAATCGAGAAATTTTAAAATAGTTTTTGAATACAACTAACAAAATTAAAAAGCATAAACCAAAGTAATAAATATAATAAAAAGATTTTAAGTAATTTTTTTAAATAATTTTTAGGGCTATTGGTCGTGGTATTCTTAAAGGTATTTCTCGACTTATTATTTCCAGTATTCATATTTAAAAATAGTATTTTTATTTAGAATTATTCTATTTGTTTTCGAAGACTAGGTATTTTTTTGGTTGGTTGATTGGGTATGATAGTAGGACAAGTACATATTCAAATTTAGGAAATAAGCGGATTTACCGAGTTAAATTTAAGGTTGATTTTATTGAATAAATTAAAAATCATATTGACACTCGCCAGATGTACCCCCAAAATTTAGGGTATTTCTCGACTTGTAAATTGTGATTTTTAAAGGGTTTTTTCAAAAATTTTTTATATTTCAGGTGCTTCAGATGGTAGTTCCATCATCTCCGCATTTTCTCCATTAT